TCACTATCTCCACTCGAATCTGTCCAATTTACAAATACCATACCTTCACTTGCCTGTGCTGTAATATAAATTGTACTATTCTCTTCAAAAGTACCTCCAGTAGTACTATTACCTTGACCAGTTACAGATCCTCCCGTTCCTGCTTCAACTGTTATATTATAAAATGGGGTTGTAGATGTTCCTGCCAAATCATCTTGTGTAAAATTGGGACCTACAGGAATTGCATTTATAACAGGATCATCAAGATATTTAATATGTGGTGTTATATCAAATGGAGTTAGTTCAAAATCCGTTCCGGCTTCATTAAGTTTTGTTGGATGAGTATTTATACCTTGTGATTCCAAGTATTCTTTACATTCAGAAAAACCAGAACCAAATGTTCTTTTCTTACCTTCTTGTATTAGATAATAAGGTCCTGATGGGCTATTTTGTCCTGTCGTCCATTTACGTACTACACTTCCATCTGGTATGTATTCTAATGATGTATCATCAGCACCTTGTTCTCCGACTATCAAGGGTCCATATGTTACTGTATCAGTAAAATTGGGTGTATTTAATATTAAAGACACTTCCATACCACCTGCTATAGAGTATGTATGCGTAATTTCGGGACCACCAAACTCTTGATGACCACATCCAAAATCCCAATAATAAGAAAGTTGTTCGGGTCCTATATTTCCTTCACTTGTTTTCGCTGAAAACATTACTGCAACATCTATGGTTGCATTTAAATTTGGATATTGAGTTTCAACTGTTATTTCTGGAATGGGGTCCTCTAATGACCAATTTGAATTTTCCGAAGTGGGTGAACTTAACTCATGGTCTATAACAAAAGCATTTTCAACTTCGAGAGTTCCACCTACATATTTTTTTTCAAATCCAGGATCACCATTTGCTTTTACATCAAATTTAAAACCAGAATCATCTACTCCATTAAATTTACCAATACCATTCAATCCACCCCCTGATAAAATATCTCCAAATCCCTTTACTGGATTATATTCTCCATTAATATTTGATAACTCATTAAACTCTTTCTTATATTTCATTAAATTTATTGCCTGAGTAGCAAGTCTTACTTCCATTCTATCTGCTGATATTTCATCAATGAAAAATTTATATTCTTTTACATCAAGTTCACTTGGTGGGCTTCCATCTGTAGGGGGATTTTCTCCTTCAAATACTTTACCTTCATCATCTACATAAAAAGCTCCCATTGGTAAACCAGTAAGTTGTGGATTACCACTATGTACTACTCCTGATTCATCACCCACAGTTTTAGTTAAAACAATTTCATCTGATCCCGCTAATCTCCTATAAAAGAAATACTTAACTTTAAAATTACCACGAGAAAAACCTATTTTTCTTAAATCATTGCCTGGTTTTAAATTTATATTATCGCCATCATTCTCAAAATCTTCACTGATACCAGATTTAAGATATGTATCATTCATATCATATACAGTAAACTTTATGAAATCTTCTATACTATTTCCAAAAGTAGGAAAAAGATGGCCGGACTCTCCTAAAATTCCCATTCCTTCTTTTTTTAGAAGTTTAAAATCTTTATCACTTAATCTGGTTCGTTGTCGTGACATTTTATGTAAATTCCTTAAATTCCCTATCTAAAACTTGATTCCATAAATCACCTTTATGATATAATGGAGATTTTTTATCAACTGTTATGTATTGGTCGGGTCTTTCATAATTTAATCCTGTATCTGGATCCTCGAAAGCTAAAAATATGCCCCCTTCATTTCTTAGTGGAATAGTTTTTTTTATTGGTAATATTCCTTTAATGCCGTATTTAGGATCAACTATTTCTGTAGTACCTCTAAATGTTTCGGCTTGTTCGAGTTTTTTTTGATAATCTGCTCTATCTTGTTCGTGTAATCTTTGCCAAAACTCATTTTTCTTTAATTCTTCTTTAGTATATGGCATTTTTTATCTCACTACTTTAAACGAATGTTTCTCATCAAAAAATTGGACAGTTTCATCGGCAGTTCCACTACCACTTACAATTTTATATTCTATTCTATAAAATCTTTCAGCCTGTAATCCATTCATCCACAAATTAAAATAATTTCCTGTGGAATCACAACTTACTACTGAACCACTTCCAAATGGAACTATAACATCTTCGGTATAAGCATCCTTGATTTGATAATATGTACTTCCACTTGGTAAATATTTTACAGTATTATACCCAGTAGAATATTGAGTAGATGAATATGTTCTTTCTGGAAACATTTCTCTACCAATAACTCTAAATTTCATTTTTGAATTTTCTTTATATTTTGATCGTAATCCTCTCATATAAAGAGTCATTTCTTCTAAATTTGCTGGTGTAAGTGGTGATAAACTTCCAGTTGCCCAAGTAGAATCATCCCAAACTACTTCTAACTTTGGTGGATAAATTGTATGGGTTTCTCGTGAAAAGAAACTAAAATTTCCATATTCTGTAGTATTTCCTTCTTCAAGATTTGAATCTGTATTTCCAATACTACCACTCCTCTTTAACATAAATCCTTCATTTGGAACTGTACTATGTAACCATTTCCAAGTAATATCTGTAACATCCATTCTTAAATCGGCTGGTTCATTTGTAAAAGATTGAGAGGCTTTATATCCACTTCCACTATACCAAGTTCCACCTGATCCAGAAATAGTATGCCATTGAGTTCTTGTATTTTCATTGTCTCTCCATCTCCAACTAGCACCATCCGCTCTTATCGGAAAAAGATTATATCTTCCAGAACCATTATCCCATGATTGTTTAACAGGATAAGCATATAAATTTTGGTCTTTATTTAATCCAGTCGAATTTGCATCATATAAATTTAAATAAAATTTTGTTAATGAACCAGATGTAATTAATCCTGATGATACTGATTGAGAAATATAAGCCAAATCAAATTTGATAAGTGCCCGTGAAGTATAAATAGTAAGTCCATCTGAACTCATGTCTTTTCTTATTTCAAGAATCTCATCAAGTCCAGTATTCATACTATGACTTATCTCATATAAAGTTGTATCTTTGGTTGGAAATTCAAAATAATGCATTTACTTTCTCCTTTAAAAAATCATACCCACAGAATCACCAACTGCTCTTCCTTCTATATCTGCATCAGGAAATTTTAATTCAAATATAGATGGATCCAAAGAAGGATATACTATACCATCTTTCGTTGAATAATTTATATCGTATACATTCCCAGAATAACCATCGGCAGTTTGCCATTTATTAGTAATTAATATAGGATGTTTTTGTGGATTATCAGCTGCTGGTGGAACAATAGCTCCTACTCCATCGACATTTGAAATAGCTGAGGCCAGTTCTGCAATAACAATTGGTTGATTAATTTGCCACCTATCTACATTAAAAAATTCTTTAATTTTTTGAATACACCTTAAAGTTATCTCACTTTTATTAAACCCCCTCCTTGCTATAAAAGTAAATTTAATTCCAATATTAATAATCCATGCATTTTTAATATTAATTGCATCAGTTACTAATCTATATTGACTAAGATATGTTTTAAGATTTTCTTTAACTGCCACGTTAAGTTGGGTAAGTTTTTTATTTTCATCATATCCAAGTGTATATAAATTTAACGCCATTGGATTTGGAAGTCTTTTAATAGATGTTTGTATATCTTTCGTTTTTAATTGATCTAAACTTCTTTCATCAATAAAAACATTTGAACCATCTGAAGTTTCTTTTTGCATACTTGGAATATTTAATTGTTCATCTTGAACAATATAAGCCTTTGCCACTGCTCCATATTTCTGTCCCATCGCATAAGTTCTTGTAATATAATCCTCTTTTGTTACCGTTCTACCTTGTGCTTGGAAGAATGCTAAAGCATTATTTTTAATTTCTATCGCGGATTCGGCTGATTTTCCTCCCGTTGCTGGATATGGATTAGTTATTGCTACCGAATTTTGGGTTGAAGTAACTAAATCTGCATCAAGACCTGTAGTTTCTTGTGTAAACCCAATATCACTTAAACTTGTTATTGTACTTGCAGGTACATTATCACCTATCCCACCACCATATACATATTTAATAGTAAGAGTTGTATTTGCTGGTGCCTGACCATATGCCTCTGTTTTCAAAAAGTTCGCTGGATCAAAATATGTATCAAGTTTACTTGGACTTCCTGGTAACGAAGAACCAACTGATTTTGGATTTGGAATTATTTCTTCATCTGGACTATCTGATATACCAGCACCAAATCTTAACTCTGTTTTACCACCATGAGTAATATAAGTAACAAATCGTCTTGGTGTCTTTTTTAATTTTAACAAATATGGAACTGTATCATTATATTGAACCAAACTTGGATCGTTTGCGGATGTATTTTCCGTATCTATAAATGTAGTATCCTGTGCCAAATATGGTACTTCATACCACGTATTATTATCGCTATCTGTTATTGAAATTATTTCTATAACATTTGATTCTGCTAATTTTATTCGTGGATATGATTCTGCTGACCCAAAAGTAAAAGTCTCTGATTTTATAGTTCCACTTGATACTCTAACACTTTTCTTTAATAAATAAAATGATGGAACTTTAGTTGTTTGGTTTATCTCATATACATCAATAGTTAAGGGATCAAACGAACTTGAAAATTTAAAATTACAATCTTCTAACGTTCTAAACACCGTACCATTATTTGCGGTAATTTGTGCTCCCTCATTAACAGTTAAAGCGTAACTCATATCTGGTTTAACTGTAGTACCCGTTCCTGTTGCTGGGACTGTTTGGAAAATATCAACATTTGCAAAAGATGGACGAGTTACTTTTGGTTTATATCCATATACTTGGGCCATTTCATAAATAGTTTTTGTATCTTCCGCATAAGCTAATAACATTTCTTTAAATTGAGAATCTACATAATAAGATAAAACATCACCAACATAGGATGCCATTTCGATAAACATCATTCCTGGAGATGCTTCATTAAAATCATTATATGTATTTGGATAATAAGTTTTTGCAAACTCTATCAAACCTTCTCTAAAAGCACCAAAATCTTTATTTAAATATCTAACATCTTTTTGGACTCTTGCCATTTTATTTCTCCACTAAATTATTCACCAGTAAGGAAACTCAGAGTTATAGTTTCATGAACTTCTGGATTTATTGCGAGACTAAATTCAAGTTCAATATTTAACTGATTAACTTCTACTTCATCTGGTTCTACATTCAGTTTATTAATTGCTACATGGGGCAACCACTCTGCCATCGTCTCTGATATTTTTTCTTCAACTTGAGTAATAAGTTCATCACTCATTGGTTCAAACAAAGTTAAAAATATATCTGCACCAAAGGTAGGTTGTCCCACTCTTTCACCCTTATTTGTTAAAAGTAAATTTCTAATATTACTTCCTGTTTGAGAAAGTGTAGTTGATGTACCAGGAAAAAATCCATTTACATCATCATGTTGCATAGGTAATCCTAAACCAATTGTTACATCTGGATCTAAATCTAATTCTAATGCACTTCGTGCTCGGGCCATTTATTTACTCCATTATGGACGAAAACTGTTTCCGCCACCTTTTTTCTGGTCAATTGCCTTCATAACTGCTGAATAATCTCTTGTTAATGCATCTTGTACATGGTCAGGAACTTGGTTAACATTCACTCTTGCATTTTTAATAGTTTGAACTGCTCCAATATCTCGTTTCTTCTGTTTTACGGTTTCAGTAGTTGCTACTCCTGATGGTGAACCTGCTAAAACATCATTTATCTTACTCGAATCAAATACTTCATCACCTAAAGTTGGATAATCTTCGTATCCAACTTGTGGGCCTCCACCTTCACCTTGTGGAACTCCACCAACGGTTTCGTTTAGAATCTTATTAAGAGTATCGTTTGATGTATAATGAACCTCTTTTTTGGGTTTAGTTTTATACTGTTTTCTAATAGGTTCTTTGAACTCTTTTTCTGTTAATGGTTTTGAAACTAATTCGGTAAGTGAAGATGAGTTTTCTTCTTTAATAAATATCTCATTCATTTGTTTTTTCACTTCTTTACGAACTACTGTTTCAATTATTTTTATTAACTCTTGTTTCTTCATTTTAATAACTCCTATTCATTTATTTAATAAATATTTTAATTATTTTTTTTCAACCAGCTCTTACACTTGTTGTTGATGGATATTTTGTCAATTCTACTGCCAAAGTGGTATAAGGTTCACCATTTTCGAAAGCGGATGAACCTGGTAAGGTTTCAAGATAATATTTATCTAGATCCGTTCGGCCCCAAACGTACCCAAATAACCAATCATATAATCCCTGTGTAAAAGCTTCATAATATTTTCCACCAGATTTTCTTTTCCAATTTCTAACGAGGGCAGGTTCTTTTGCCATTGTAAAATCATACCTCCATTCCCATCCTTTTTCCATTTTCCTTCCTTGAAAATAGTAACGACCATCCTCATCCACATCTTCTCCATAAACAATATTTCTTCGAATCCAATAAGATGGATCAAATGGATCCTCACTAAATGGTTTTTGTACTTCAGTAGGAGCCTCATCTTCTCCGTAACCGTGATAGTCTGCTACAGATTTCCATGGACCAGGCTCATAAAGAATTCCACTCTGTATTAAACTTACTCCTTCCAAATAAGCTTCTATAGCCCCTTCTTCAAAATACCTTAGTCTCTCATAAGGAATCCCAGATTGTATTAAACCAAGTTCTTCCAAATATTGTTTAATTAATGGTTCTACACTACGTTTAGTAAATCTAAACCCATTTTGTCCAGAACGAAATAATAGAATAACATTCTCTATTCCTGCCTGTATCAAAATATCATCAAATGGTGCAACTTCAACTTTTATCCAGCCCGTCTTTCCTATTAAAAGTTTATCATCTGGATAAATTGCCATCTTTCGTTTTGGAGATATTTTTTCAATCCCTGTTTTAGTTTTATCTTTAAATTCAGGGTATTTCTTTATATTCCTTTGTATAAATACAGGCCCGGCAGCACCAAATATAGTTCCGAGTGGGATTACCTTAGTTCCTAACTCAGTATCTTCAGGAGAAATTTTTACTAAATTTGCACCTGCCCATTTCGCATTACCTTTTTCATCAAAAGAAGTTTTAATATGTGGTTTAATTTTCATAAATGATTTATCTGCTGGAAAAAATAAATTTAAAATTCCATCATCATCGATAGTATCACTTTTAACAGATGCTGACAAACCCTTTTTAATATCATAAGTTTCTATTAAATCACCATAATCAATCGTCTGGCCCACATAGGCGGAACTTCCATTTATAAAACATGAATTTGTTACACTTTTTACTTCTGCTATTGCCATAATAAACTCCTATACTAAAGTTCCACTAACTACACCAACAGATACTGCAGTTGCGTTTGTTCCCGCCCCACTAAATATACTTGTTTTAAAAGATGTATCTATTATTTTGGCCATTTCATTACACACATCTACTATACTTCCACCATCCATTCCCTTTTTGGTTGATGGTAAAAATATAGGTGGGGCTGCCATTACTGTTGCTCCCACTGCATTTATTGTCTTAGAAGCATTACTAAAATTTAACATAAGTGCTGCAAATGTTACAATACTTAAAGAAATTAAATTCATAGTTGGATCCATTAATTTAAAACTTGCCATAATTTGAGATACAAGTGCTTGTTTTCCAACAGCTACACTACCAACTTTAAGTTTTTGACCTACTACTGACGCATCGGGTGCACCACCTACAGTAATAACAAATGGTGTTGCCACCATTACTTCAGCATCTTTTGCATAATCTACAATAGCCTGTGCCAGTCCATCTGCAGAATCTTTTTGACTTTTTACGTTATCTCTTACATCCGTAAAATTATCTATTAAATTTTGTTTTAGTGTGTTCTTATTAAGTGCCATTATTATTCTGGTTTCATTAATAAATCACAAAGTTTTGCACGAACACTTTCAAAATCTGCAAGTGATGGTGTTGCA